TCAGTTAAACTCCATTTCTACAATTTTTAATTCATAAGCTTGCCACTCGTTACTTCTTTCAACAATTATCCTTTTTAGTATAATTTGCATGAGTATCTTCTTTTCTTCATCATTCAAGTTATTCCAATTAAGTTTCATATCATTCAAAATTTCTATTAATTCATCATTCTTGAGCTTTTTATTTTCGGCTGGTTTTAACTTATACAATTCTTCTGTTAAAACTCTTTCTCTATCACTTTCTTCTTTCATAAGTTCTGTAAATTCTTCATCTTTCAAGTGTTCGTTCGCCCAAGCATATTGCCATTTTTTACGACGTTTTTCAATAATTTTTAGTTCATTCTTAATTTGTATAATTTCATCTTCGGTATTATTTTGTCCAACTGAGACGTCTTCATCCGTTGCATGTATATGTAAGGAAAGGATATATGGAATGATAGTTTTTTCTAATTTACGTTCGGACATGCTGCTCATATTACAAACATTTAATTTGCGACCTCTACAGAAATATTGCTTATATTTAGTGACAGTGCCATCTTTTTTCTTTGACGTTACATAGTTTCCTACTAATGACCTACCGCAGCGGGGACATTTTATAATGCCAGAAAAAATATAACTCCCATATGCGCTACGAGGGTGGGATTCTCGTCTTGCTGCTCGTAATTTTTGAACACTATTAAATAAATCTTTTTCTATAATAGCTGGTACAGAATTTGGAATCTCAAAGTAATGTTCCGTTTCTTTTCTCCAACGTAAAGTACCGACGTATAGAGGATTTTCTAAAATATATATTACAGCCTTTTCATTCCAATAATCTCTTCCAGACGTTCCAATGTTATTGAGTTTTTTACAAATTCGCTGGGCACTATGTCCTTTTAAATAATCATTAAAGATAGAACGAACAACTTTTGCCTCTTCTTCAATAATAGTTAATACACCTTCTTTATGGTCGGCATTGTATCCGTAAGGTTTTCTACCAGAAGTATATTTACCTTGTCTAATTTTTTCTTGTTGTCCCACTCTAACTCGTTCACCAATATTTTCACGTTCCCATTGGGCTAGTGCAGCAATAATAGTAATGAATAATCTTCCGATTGCCGTTGTGGTATCATACACTTCTGTGGCGCTTTTAAATTTACAATCGTATTTTTCAAATACATCTAACAAAGTGTATAAATCTAGAACAGATCTTGTAAGTCGATCTAATCGATATACCAATACACAATCAATTAATCCTTTTTTTATATGGTCTATCAACCGTATCAGTTCTGGACGATTAGTATTTTTAGCAGATATACCCTCATCTACGTAGTAACCGACAACATCCCAATCCTGTGCTTCGCAATATGCTGTCAGCTTCTTCTTTTGAGCTGAGATGGAATATCCCTCTTCAGCCTGCTCTTCTGTTGAAACACGTGCGTAAATTGCGCATCTCACTGTTTATTCCACCTTTCAATTTATTTTTAAATCATATTTTGGTGAACCTATAAAACTCTAGAAGCTCGACGGGAACATTGTTTTTATATGCTATACGTGCTTTTGTATCATATGGAGCAATGCTATTTTCATCAATTAACAAAAGCGCAGCAAATGTATTAGCTTCAATTTCTAATTTATCAACAGATAATAACGTGTTTTTTCGTAAAAAGGGTGTATTCGCATTAGGGTGAAGTACTGCATGTCCTAATTCATGTGCGCAAACTGTCCTTTGCATAGTTGAAGATAAATTACTGTTGATAGCTATAAATTTATTTCTTTTTTCATACTTATAGAAACCATTAATTTCTTCATGTAGATCATGAAGAAAAATATTTATATTTAAACGTTGTGCAAGTTCAAAAGGGTCTTTAGTGTTATGTTTTTTGCAAAGTTGTTGGACTGTGTTTTTTATTACGAATTTCAATGTGATCACTCCTGAACTTACATTAATTATCTTTACGATGCTTTTTAGGGATGTATTTTTTATTAATAACCTTTGTTTGACGTACAATGTATTCCATTGCATCTAATAAAGAATCTACAGCTTCTTCACTCATTGGTTCACCAGAAAACATAAGTCCTTGTGAGTCTTTTAGGTCATGTTTTATTTCTTCCATTCTTTTTTCAATATCTTTTTCGTCTTTAATGGTTAATTGATCTAACTGTTCTCTTCCAAGTAAATAGTCGGTTGTTACGTGAAAATAATCAGCGACTTTTTGTAGTTTCTCGGCCGATGGTGATGTTTTATCCCATCTACGTATTGTTCCATTTCCGAATTCTAAATCACGTTCTAGTGCTGAGAGTGCAATCTTCCTTTTTGCGCATAAGTCTTTAATCGTATTAACTAAAGTCATATAAATCACCTTTCTGATTTTAGCGCAGGTTAAAAATTTAGCAAATATGCTATATAATTATTGACTTTTAGCATATTTGCTATTAATATATACCTGTAAGCTAATTATTTAGCGGAATTAAGGCGTAAAAAAAACCATAGCATTAATGTTTTAGTGATCGCTGGGGGGCGACTAACTTGGGATTTCTGCGTCTTTTTTCCATACACTTAATTTAGCATATTTGCTAATATGTAGTCAATAATTTAGCGCAAATTTTCGCAAAAAGAAAGTAGGTAACAAAGTGCAATATTCAAATTTTGGAATAAAAGTAAGGACGGAGTTGTTAAAACGAAATTTAACTCTTAGTTCATTTGCTTCTGAATTAGGAATTTCTATTTCCTATTTATCGGATATTTTAAAAGGGTCTAGGAAAGGGAAAAAACAAAAAAAACGAATTGCAGACACTTTAGGTATTGAAATATGTGAGGAAGATATCAAATGACAAACCAATTAACGGAACAAATAATTAAAATGGATGGTCCAAGTCCAGAAGCATTAAAACTTTTAAAAGCATTCTTAATGAGGACATCTGTTCCGAGAATAGCAGCTCAAAGAATAAAGGATAAATCAGAAGTCAAGTCATAACAAATAACTGAAATGGGGTGTGTTAATTGAAGAACGGTAAAAATCCAACAAAAAAGGAAAGGATTCATATCAAATCATACAATTTAAATCCTGATAATTGGCTAATCTTCAAAAAAGTAAGTAATGAACTACATTTAGTGCATCGTTACACAAATGCAACGAAAGTAATTCCAAGTTTATAGAGGAGGAAAGTAACATGGATCAACTAACAGTAGCAAATGAACAATCATTAGTATTTGAAAACAACGGAAAAGTAGTAACAGATAGTTTAATGATTGCTGAAATGTTTGAAAAGACACATGACAATGTGTTGAAAGATATTAGAAAACAAATTGAATATGCGGGACCTGAATTTTCACTCGTAAATTTTCACGAGTCAAATTATGAAAATGAGCGTGGGCGAACATATCTTAAGTATAACTTGACAGAAGAAGCTTTCACGCTGGTTGCAATGAGTTACAACACAAAAGAAGCTGTTCAAATGAAAATTAAGTTTATTGAAGAGTTTAAACGAATGAAACAACACATACAAAATCAGCAACAACTTCCTAAAGATCCGATGAGTATTCTGAAACTCACATTTGATGTTTTAGAAGGTCAAAAACAAGAAATTCAAGATATTAAATCAGATGTGAAGGATTTAAGAGAAAACGCTCCTTTATATGCTATCGAATGTGATGAAGTATCAAAGGTTGTAAGAAAGTTAGGTGTTCTTCTATTAGGTGGTAAGGAATCTAACGCTTATAGGGATGTTAGCCTTAGAAAAAAAGTGTATAGCGATATTTATAGTCAATTACATAGAGAGTTTGGAATTAGTAGTTATAAAGCTATTAAACGTCATCATTTAGATAGAGCGATTCAAATCATTAATGAAGAATATTCACTTCCAATTATTTTAGAAGAAGAAATTACAGCTACAAATGCACAAATAAATATGGCGGAAGTTCAGTAGGAGGAGCAATCATGCAACAACAAATTTTAGTAATTGTTACGAGCTTATCCAGTACACCAAATGTTTTTGGATACAAAACAAAGGATGCCGCAAAAGAAGGAGTTCAAAAGTTGATTAAAAAAGGAACGAGTCCTAATTCAATTATTGTAGCTCAAGAACTACCTATGAACATCGATATTCAAGTGGATGTTGAATTTTAATAAGAAAGGTTTAGGTGAGAAAAGTAATGGAAGTCATGATTGATTTAAATACATTTGCCGATGGAGCACTTGCTGAAAGATTTCATCAAGAGTTTGGGCGTGTAATGGAAAATATGGCGGATTTAAATACTGATCCTAAAAAAGCAAGAAAGATTGTTTTAACACTTTCGTTTGCTGGTGATAAAAAGCGTGATGTATGGAATTGTCAGGTTCAAGCCACTTCGAAACTAGCACCAACAGAAGCGGTAGAGTCTAAGATTCTATTAGATATGGATCAAAACGGAAATTTAGTTGGTCAAGAGTTAGCTTCCGGGATCCAGGGACAGTTTTATATGGATCTACAGGGTGATGTGAAAACAGATGTTGGACAACCTGTAGAAGAAGTAGAAGAAAAAGAACAAAATCAGGCTGCTGAGAAGCAAACAGTAGTAATCGATTATTTGAAAACTAAATCTAATTAAGAAAAGGGGAAATAAAAAATGACTATGACAAGAGAAGCAATTGAAAAGGTATTAGAGATTGGAACAATTAAAACACACAAAATCGGTGAACAGACATATTCAACGCAACGCTTACATCTTGTGCAAGAACCAACACCAGCGGAAATTGTTGTACGTAGTTTATCTGGATTGGTAAGTTACATAAAATCTGAGTTTGATACAGCGGTACCTTTAATGATTCATATCGAGAACCCGATGACAGTTAGTGTATTTACAGCAGTTAATGGCGACAAGGTAAGAAGTACATTTATCCAAGCGAAAGCATCTATTCCGCGTTTTAACTTTGATAGTTTTTATGACAGAGAAGAACTTAATATCGCATTACAGTCAGGATTTGTAGAAAATGATCATCGTGGCATTATTTTAAAGGTGATAGGAAATGTTGTAGACGAAATGGTAAAAGGAATTGAAGATGATGGTGTATCGCAAGCTGTAACTGTAAAAACAGGAACTGCTACAAGAGGACAGGCGAAAGTTCCTAACCCAGTTGAGTTAATGCCATATAGAACATTTGTAGAAGTAGAACAACCAGAAAGTAGGTTTGTGTTTAGAATGCGTGAAGGTGCTCGTTGTGGTTTGTTTGAAGCTGACGGTGGGGCTTGGAAATTAGAAGCAATGAATAACATTAAAGAGTACCTAAATAAAGCATTATCGCAAGAAGTGGAATCTAAAAAGGTGTTTATTTTAGCCTAATGGACATTATAACGGTAGAAAGTACAACGAATGTCTGTATCTTTGGATTAGGGATTGCGATACTTGCGTATGGAGTTTATAAAGGCGGTACTTTCATTGAACGAAAGTTTGATGAAAGTGATCGTTTAGAAAGGGAGCGTTTAAACAATGGGAACCGAAAACAGAGTACTTCCAGAACATTTGATGATGGCATCAGAATTAGAAAAAGAGCGTAAGGAATGTATACAGAACCGACAACTTTTATATAAACAAATGGAGCAAGCCAATAGAAACGGCGACAAAATTGCTTATGTTGAACTTCATGATTTATATCAAAAGCAAAATAGCAGAGATTTAGAAATATCAAAGGAGTTATCAGCTATGTACTTCAAGAAAATAAAAAATGATTCTTCTAAAGAAAGAAAACAGGTTTTAGAAGTAGCAGATCGTTTGGAAGAAGTGGGAGGAAGAAAAGAAGTTGTCGATAGTATTCGACGGAATTCATAAAAAAGAACCCGCTGCAACGGGTCCTATTAGAAAAAATATTACTTGATAAGTATAACATTAAATATAGTTCTTGAGAATTTATGAGGTGGCTTTTATGGGAATTATCCGAGTGAAAAAAGACAGCAATTATTCTGTCATAAATAATACCGGTTTAAAAGATGAAAGGTTGTCTTGGAAGGCAAAAGGAATTTTAGCTTATGCACTTACATTACCTGATAATTGGACTTTTCATATAAGTGAGTTATCTCAACACGCTAAGGACGGGGAAGACTCGTTACGTTCAGGGTTTAAAGAGTTAAAAGCGCTAGGATATATCAAGCGTTATCCAGTTCGTGATGAAAAGAGCAAGAAGATAACAAATTGGGAAACTGAAATTTATGAAACACCAGATACGGGGAAGGCACATGAGGAAGAGCCACTTATGGAAATTCCACATGTGGAAAACCCAGATGTGGAAAAGCCACTTGTGGGAAACCTACATGTGGAAAATCCGACACTACTAAATACTAATATACTAAGTACTAATAAATTAAATACTAATATACAAAATACTAATTATTATCATGATGATAATAAAGAATCGAAATCACATGTATTAGTCGATGAAGAATTTAAGGTCAGTTATAACTTTTTAAAAGGTGAAGGAATTCCGTTAAGTGAAATTGCTATTACGGAATTAGGAGAGTTTTGTGATTCGTTTGGTAGCAAATTAATTAAACATGCTGGTCACAAAGCTATTGATGAAAATAAGCCAAAATGGAATTACATTAAGGCCATTTTGAAAAGCTGGGAAAAGCAAAAAGTAAAAACATTAGATGATGTTGCTGCATTAGATAGACGCTTTGAAATGAGTAAGAACAAGCGATTGAGGCCGTTCAAATAGAAAAGAAATTGTTCCAGATTGGTTACGTGAAGATGTTGAGCCAACTAAAAAAGAAATCGAAAAGCAAAACTCGCAATCTATTGATGAAGAGCGTGAGAGATTGCAAGAAGTGCTAAACAAATATAAATCATAGGAGCGATTTACATGCTAAATCCATTTGAAGATGTAATTGGAGAAGAATGTTACGAATGCGAAAATCCTTTTCCTGAGTCTGATATGAGTAAAATATATATTTCTAGTTTGGAGAGGACTTTATGCAAGCAGTGTAGAGAGCAGCTTGAACAGAAAACAAAAGTGTTAGATTTTCGTGTCATTCATGATGTTCTAAAGGAATTAATAAAAGGATTTGGCCGCGAGAAAGTCCGTCAATTTGATTTAGTAACTGCAAAAAGATACGTGATTGATAACGATGTAGTTCTAACGATTGAAAAACGTGGTGGCAAGTTTAATCAAGAACCTTTAGGAGAATTTGTTTCCTTATCTACCGAAGAGTTAATTGTAGTCATCGAATTTTTAATGAGAAAAATGAATCCTAATCTATGGATGAATGCTGTGATAGGGAATGTGTTAGATCAACAAATGATAATTACGCTTTCACCGATAAAAGGTGAATCAAATGACTGAACAAATCACAATAGATCATGATTTTATTTACGAGCCATTCATAGATACATACATGGTAGATATTGTTACAGAATCAGGATTTAAATTAGAATTTTGTGAAGCTGAAACGAAAGAAGAAGCGGCGTTAAAAATTCGTGAAAAATATCGTAAGAATTATAGTTTTAAGATTCGTAGTATTGAAGTTTCGAATAGATCGTTAAAAGAAATTCAAGAACTTAACTAACAATTGAATAGGAGAAGATACTCATGCGGAATCCATATGATTATTATATAACTCCAGAAGAATATGAGGTGGCTGCAAAGAATGGAATTAGTAATGAATTACTGACACGTAGGATTAGAAATTTGGGGTGGGATAAAGAAATTGCAATGACAAAACCATCAAGATATAACGCAAATAGATGGAAAAACATTAAAGAAATAGCTTTGAAAAATGGTATCTCTCATTCAACTTATACAGCAAGAATAAAAAAAGGTTGGAGATTGATTGATGCAATCAGTAAGCCACCTATAGATAAATATCAAGCATTAAAATTGGCGGAACAAGCCAATTCAAAATGTAAAAATAAAGTGTTAACTGATGGACAAGCGGAACAAGCTGAATTAAATGGTATTAGTTATAGTACGGCACGTGACAGAGTTAAACGTTTGAAGTGGACTGTAGAAGAAGCCATAACAACTCCAGTGTTAACACGATCAGAATGTGGAAAGAAGGCAAAAGAAGCTTCACCTTGGTCAAAGTTGGTTATTCCATCAAGAGAAGAAATGATGCAGCGCAGGAAGTTAACTTATATAGCTAATTAGTTTGAATTCATAAATCTTTAATTAAGGAGAGATAGAAAATGAATTTACAGATTGATGAAAAGAAAGTAACTGCTGGTCAATGGGTTGTATGCGAATTGAAGGATAACAAAGTTATTGCACAAGTGAAACGAGTGATTAAAGATACATTTAACAACAAAGTAGAGTTATGGGGAACATGGGGATGTCAAGGAGCGATACATGGTGATTGGGGCTACAATCATGCAAATAAATGTAGATATGCAACAGTAGAAGAGATCAACAAAGAAAGTTTAAGACGTGTATTTGCTCAAAAAGGACGTAAGCCGAACGAGTATCGCTCAGGTGATGTTGTAACGGATGATGTGTATGCATCTCGTATTTTACACGTAATAGACGATAGAGCAACTGTACAAATCATGAACTCGCATCAAATATATGAGGTTGCAATAGAAAATTTAGAGATTCTATTCTTTGCTGAGGATATGGCTGGTTAAATCATGGGATTTGTAGTTTCAATATTCTGTGTATTGGTGGTTATGATTGTCTTCAGATTGGTAGATAAGATTAACAAAAGAAAGCGTTCAGATAAATAAGTTTCAAGAGTAGGAGAGAAATTACATGGAAAATAGATTTATTGATTTAACAGAACTATTCCAAATGCAAAGGGTTTTAGATAAGGATATCATAGCGAAGCATAAAGAAAATTATGCTCGCTATGACATGCTGTATAACAAGGTTTATGCACTAAAAAATGAAGTGAATGAAGCCTGGAATGCAACAAATTCTTTTAAAATGTGGTCCACGAAATTTGAGCAACCTAAAGATACATTTTTAGAAGAAATGGTTGATATTTTGCATTTTTGGTTGTCGGTTGCTATGGACTTTAAAATCAAAAATCTGCTTCGAACAATTTATATTACAGAAACTAAAATAAACGGTTTTAATAAAGCGTTCTTCCATATGGATAAGAATGCAAATCATCTTATTGGAAAAGCCGAATACAAAGACTCTATTGGCGCAAAAAGACCTTTAATAATGATGATGGATTTATTCTACAAAATTATTGAATTTGCAGGTTTTACATGGGATGACGTTGTGAGAGTGTATAAAGAAAAAAATCAAGAAAACTTTAGTCGTCTTGTTAGCGGATATTAAGACCAAATTTGAATTTTGTTCAAAAATGAGGGGTTAATTTGACAACTAAAAAGAAGAAAGAAATGCGTGCAATAGCAAAAGAACGTGGTTGTAAATGTAAGGATGACTATTACTGGTTTCAATTGAGATATGGAGATATTGGATGTAATAGATGTGAATCCTTAATCATAACTGAAGCGGGATATAAGAAGATTAAAAGTAAAGATGAATAGAAAGTGAGGAATAAAAATGGATTATGAAAAAATGTGGAACGAGTTAAAAGTGCATTATGAAAATCGTATTGAACAATTGGAAGGTAAACAATATGACCATCCTATGAATCCAAGAAATTTTGCTAAAAGTATTGTGAACGTTATGGAAGGGTTTGAAATGAAAAATCAAGCGCCAGTTAAGCATAGTCCGTTAAGTATCCGTGATATTAGGGAAATGGCTGAATTATAACAAAAGCGTTATTTTGTAAAAAATACAGTGTAGCGAGGTAGGGTAAATGGAAGAAAAGATTGATTTAATCAAAGAAAAACTCTCTAATGGAAAATCTCGTTTTGAGAATGGTAAGACCGTGGTAGAGGTTGGTTTATCTGATTTAAATGAATTACTAAGCCTAGCTTATGACATAAATAATTATCGTTTAAATGCTTTGTGGAATTTAGAGCAAACATCAAAGGCATGTAAAGAGTATGAAATGCGTAACGAAAAATACGAAGAGTCGTTAAAACTGATAAAAGGAATAACAAATGGATTAGATAATGCCATTGTCAAATATGTGAATCGAATAGCAAAAGAATCATTATTATAATCAAAAACGTTATTGGGTAGAAAGGGGAGGACAGGAATGGAACTAAATAAAGTTTATCCAGGACATTGTTTAGACGTACTAAAAACTTTTCCGGATAATTTTGTGAGTACCGTGGTCACGAGTCCTCCATATTGGGGATTACGTGATTACGGGGTAGATGGCCAGATTGGATTAGAGGAAACGGTAGAAGAGTATGTATCGAATCTTGTATCTGTATTTAGAGAAGTAAAGCGTGTACTAAGGGATGACGGAACACTTTGGCTAAATCTTGGTGATGCATACGCTGGAAGTGGACGTGGAAGAAATGCAGATGGGAAAGGAAATCCAGGTAACAATCATTTTCAAAGTGTTGGCCAAGTTACTGGAATTGTTTCAGTCACAAAATCAGTAGATGGATTAAAACCAAAGGATTTGATTGGTTTACCTTGGCGAGTAGCTTTTGCATTACAGCAAGATGGTTGGTATTTAAGACAAGATATCGTTTGGAACAAGCCAAATGCGATGCCAGAGAGTGTAAGGGATAGACCTACTAAGTCACATGAATATATTTTCTTGTTAAGTAAGTCACCTAAATACTATTACGATCATGAAAGTATTAAGGAGCCAACAGTTTATGGACAACAAGATGTACGAGGTTCGGAAGGTGCATTTGGTCCGCCACAAAGAGCAAAAAGAACAAGCAAAGAGAAAGGCTCTTTTAACGGAAAATATGGTCATGAAGCATTTAGAGCAATCCGAGATAAAAGAAATAAAAGGTCGGTTTGGACAGTATCAACAAAACCATTGAAGGAAGCACACTTTGCTACATTTCCGGAAGCATTAATTGAACCGTGTATATTAGCTGGAGCGCCAGCTGAAGAAATTGTTATGGATCCATTCTTCGGTTCAGGAACAGTTGGTCGTGTCGCTGCAAAGCATAATAGGAATTTTATTGGTATTGAATTGAATCCTGGTTATATCGAGATATCTGATAGATTACTAAGTAATGTTCAGTTGGAATTAATAAATCATTTTTGAACAAAATAGTTATTTTGGAGGGAAAGAGAATGAGAGAAATTAAGTTTCGTGCATGGGATAAAGAAAAACAATTTATGTTCACTCCTACTCAAATTGAATTAACGCAAGGTGAAAATTTCGCTAAATGGGATAAATGGCGTCCTATGGCATGGCGAGATGAGTTGCCTGAAGAAGGATCAGGTGGTATCGGTCGAGCGTTAGGTGATGAATGTGAATTAATGCAATACACAGGATTAACAGATAGATATGGCACGGAGATTTATGAGGGGGATATATTGAGAGGCCCTAAGTATTACGAAAGTGAAGAGAGTACATCACCTGTTTACGATCAGTGGAAAGTAACGTATAAAAATTGTTCTTTTTATTTAGGGTATAGCTCAATCGAAGAAGATCTTGACTGGATTGGAAATGAGTGTGAAGTAGTTGGAAACGTTTATGAGAATCCAGAGCTGTTAGAAAACTAAACAAAATTCTTATTTGAATAGAAAAGGAGAAATGAAAAATGAAAAGACTAGAACATGATTTGTTAACAAGTAAGTATACAAAGGTATTTCATGAAGAGGAGTTTACAAACAATGCTCCACATCACTTCGAAGTTTATGCTAACACCGGAATCGTTATGTACAATCCTAATAACGTCGAGAACGATAACCCACTACCTTTAAAGGTTGGAGAAGTTGATTTTCAAGAAGGACCAATCAAAGAAGCTGGTATTAACGGTGTAATGAATGAAGATCTTATCGCTATGGTTATTTGTCGTCTTGAACATTTCAATCAAACGGATTTCCGTTGTAAAGAGAACTCAATGGCAATCACTAAGCTAGAAGAGGCGTTACTATGGCTTAGAAAACGCACTGTGGGTAGGGAAAAACGAGGCGTAGAAGGTACGCATACTAAATAAACAACTGAAAAAATCCTTATTTGGCAGGAGGTAGAGGGTATGAATTTAAAATGTAGCCAATGCGGAAAATACGGTAATCATAACGGCATATGCAAAGAGTGTTTTGAAAAGATACTTGTTAGAAATGGAGAAAAAGAAGGGGATGGAAGGTTGGATATAGATAAAGTGATTACTCAACTTATGGAAGCGGCAGTTAGTTGTAATCGAATGGCGGAGGAATATGGAGAAGGCGATTTAGCAGATTTAGAAACTTTAGGGTTTTATAAGGGGAAATCGGAAGCGTTTCAAGGCGCAGCACTTTTGTTAGCCGAATTGCAACTGGAAGATACATTGGCCAATTTAAAATAAAATCTTTATTTTAGTAGGAGGGGAGAATAGTATCATGACCAAAACATTATTTAAAGTTCCTGTTGGAGATTGGTCACAGGATGGGCATAATCAATATCAAGATTTTTATGTATATTGCAATTATCCAGTAAAAGTGATGCGACAAGCATATAAAGATACATGTGGAAAGATTGGATTACAGATGAATTGTAGTAAAAATTATACAGGTATCGAAGATCTTCCATTTCGAAATTGGAGATACCTTTTAGTAGAATGCGAAGAATCAAGTATTTGTGAGGAAGCTGTCGATATTTTATCTAAACACGGGTTTAGTTTCAATAATATTCATGTAGAAGATAAAGGGATATGTTTTTCAGAAAGTGACGTATTAGACCTATTTATGTGGTTTATATCTTATAGCATGCCAGCAGATTTTGAGTGGGAAGAATTTAAGATTGAAGCAGAACCAATAGTTGGTTACTGGAATAAAGAATTGAATCATCAAATTGGTTATGGAGTATTCTGCTAACAAAATCGTTATTTGCGCGACACGTTTCCTTATAAAGTGTGTAATCACGAAATAGGAGGGTTATCAATTCTGATAACAACAACTGATTGACTGAAAGTAGGAATGAAAGCCGTCAGGTTGAGCTGAAACTACTTATCTGATACTCCTACATGCAAGGCGTGATAGTAGTCACAAATTGTATGGAGCTAGGTGAAGTCGGCTGAACAAAACCTAAGTGAGAAAAGAAATCATATGGTAATGGATAGGTCGGGATGCTACAAAATATCTATGGTGAGAATGTCCAAATGGACTGACGAACTTGCGAATGTACGGGTCTAAACGATTAATACATTAGAAATGTGTATGTCGTCAATGACGACGTTATCTACCGAAAAGTAAGATTAAATAATATGAAATTCGGAGCATCTAACGATGAGGGTGTAAAGATAACAGGCTTACAGTAAGCACCTAAGGGTATATGTACAGCTAGGTCAATCGGAACGTGGTAAGCAAGAAGCTGTCATCAACGCCTACTAGCGGACAGATGCATATAAGGTTCTAACGAACCGAAATTGCTTCATTCTTGTGAAGGTGGGGACACAGTACCGATGAAGCATGTAACGAATGTGGAGGGATAGTCCCTAGTCTTGTTCTTTGAAAACTAAATTAACTAGATGTAACTCACAGGATCGAGTAAGATGATGGGACTTTTCGTAAGAAAGGGGAAATAATACATCGGTGAGTACAACGTTACGACATGCAGAATATTACGATATGCAAAAAGTGCTTGATGATTTATATCAACGTAGTAAAAACAATGCTACTAAAGGTGTAAATCTATATAAACACATCATATCAAAAGAAAATATTCTATTGGCATATAGAAACATAAAGGCTAACACTGGTTCTAAAACTGAGGGAACAGATGGTATTACAATCGACCATTATAAAATGAAAGATGTAGACTCTTTTGTTAATAATATAAGAAAAACCCTTGTAGACTACAAACCTAATACGGTACGTAGGGTAGAAATACCTAAACCAAATGGAAAGAAACGTCCATTAGGAATACCTACTATGAGAGATAGATTGATACAACAAATGTTCAAACAGGTTCTAGAGCCAATATGTGAAGCAAAGTTCTACAAACACTCATACGGATTCAGACCTAACAGGTCAACACATCATGCAATGGCTAGGTGTCAATTCTTGATGAATCGAGGAGGATATAGTCACGTAGTAGATATTGATATACAAGGTTTCTTTGATAATGTAAACCATTCTAAATTACTGAAACAACTATATAACATAGGTATAACCGATAGAAGAGTACTAACAATCATTTCAAAAATGTTAAAAGCACCAATTAAAGGAGAAGGTATCCCTACAAAAGGGACTCCGCAAGGAGGAATCCTAAGTCCACTACTAAGCAATGTTGTATTAAATGACTTAGATTGGTGGATATCTAGTCAGTGGGACACTATCAAAACAAGAAAACCACATACAGTCCAAACTAAAAACTATCGTTTAGCAAAAGCAAAACTAAAGAGAATGTATATAGTCAGGTATGCGGATGATTTTAAAATATTTACAAACAACCATCAATCTGCAACTAAAATATTCCATGCAGTAGAAGGTTATCTCGAGAATCAATTAAAACTTAATATATCTAATGAAAAATCAACTATAACTAACCTAAAAAGAAAATCTTCAGATTTTCTAGGATTCTCCATCAAATCGGTCAAAAAGAGCAAAAGGTACGTAGCAAACACACACGTAAGCGAGAAAAAGAAGAAAGACATCCTGGAAAAAGCAAAAACAAGGATTAAAGCAATTCAAAAGAATCCATCAGGGAAAACAGTACAGGACTATAACTCTTACGTGCTTGGCATAAAAAACTACTACAAAATTGCAACGCATGTAACTATAGACTTTGCTGAAATAGCCTTTCGTCTCTCGAAAACCTTGTTTAATCGTCTAAAATCAATAGGGAAATATAAGATTCCTACCAATGCAAACGCATTATACAAAAGAACTCACAGGAATAATTATAGAACCTTTGAAATAGCAGGTAATCATGTATATCCAATAGCGGACATACAAACACGATTCCCTCAAAGTTTCAGCCAAGATATATGTAATTACACTACAGAAGGAAGACAAAAACTCATCAAAAGCCTAAAAGGTAACATTGCCAATGAAATGCAAAAAATATTGCTATCCTCCAATGAAGGGCAGAGTGTGGAGTACACAGATAACAGAATATCAAGATATTCTATGCAAAATGGCAAATGCGCTGTCACAGGAATCTTTTTACTAGCCGAAGACGTGCATTGCCATCACAAAATACCGAGAGGTATGGGAGGAACTGATGAGTTCAACAATCTAATTATTGTACATGAATTTGTTCACAGACTGATACACGCTACAAATGAAGAGACGATTAAAAAATATATGAGATTACTCCAATTGAGTGACAATCAATTGGAGAAAATAAACAAACTTCGTAAAGTTTGTAATCTAGTTACTTTAGTATAAAAGAATAAGATGGGGCGCTGTATGCGATGAAAGTCGCACGTACAGTGCTAAGCGGGGGAAAAGATGGAGATAACTTCAAAGTCTTACCTATCGCAACGAGAAAAAGGGGATTTGAATATGGCTTATAGCGGAGATCATGGAGCAGCGTTTGAGAATCTAATTAATTGGTCAAATGATATGTACAGAAGAAAGAACATAGCGTTAATTACAAAACGTGCTACACCTGTAGTTGTTACAAAACTATTTAAAGATGGAAGAATTAAAGAAGGCTATTTCGAAAAGAAATCAACTGTTGATTATGACGGAATATATAAAGGTAGAATGATAGCATTTGAAGCAAAAGCAACGACTAATAAAACAAGTTTCGCTTTAAAGAATATATCACCACATCAAATTGAATATTTAGAGCAGGCTGAAAAGCTAGGAGCAATTTGTTTCTTCTTAATTGAATTTAGTATAGAACATTCGGTGTTCTTAGTTCCCTTTGAAGTAATTAAAGAGTATATTCATGATGCAAAATTAGGTGGGAGAAAATCAATTCCGCGCTCTGTATTTGATAATAGAACTTATCTAGTAAAGTCAACCGATAGAGCGTTAGTGGATTATCTGCACCATGTAGATAAGTTGGAGTGGTCTGTAATATGAATAAAAAAGAAGCTCGTATTCAAATTTTAGATTTACAAGAGCAACACTGCGTAGGGTGTACTTATAGATATAGTAGGGATGTAGCGCATTGTTGGACAGAGTGCGAAGCGGGGATAAAAATTAATGAATTAGGGGTTCTATTAGGTGGTCGTATTGGTACTGAACAGAAGAAACCAAGAACAACTAAAGAATGGAATAGAATATGCAAGAATGCAGTAACGCTTAGTAAACAAGGACTAACATATGTTGAAATCGCAAAAAAATATAGTGTTACTACAGGTAACTTACATATACAAATGAAAAAGAGAGAATTAAAATGAATAATTTCACATACCGAAATAAGTATTAAAATAAAAAGAAAATAGTCCACATTCAAGGACGTTGATTAACTGTAAGAAAGAATATTTTTTACAACCAATCAGCGTCCTTTTTTTATTCTAAGGAGGACAAACTGCATGATAGACTTAATCAAACAATACAAAGAGACGTTGAATCAATTATTAGTTGTAAAAGAAAAAGCAAATGCCCAAGAAAATGAAAGAGATAAGAAAATTATAAATGGAATGATAAGTGATATTGAAGACTCTCTAAAATGGATGCGTACAGGAAAAGAACCTGGATTAAAACGGGGGATCGAAAGGAGAGCTTCTTATCAAAGAGAAGTAAAAGTAAATCCATTGTTAATCCAACGATATTTAAGAAGTAAGGAAACAGAGTATGAATGGGATAAAGAGCAAAAAGAGAATGCAATTACAACCTGGGAAAAGACACAGTTAGATGATGCTCTGTCTACCCTGACCAAAACAGAAAAGGAAATATTTGTAATGTATAAGGCAGGGATGTTTACTCAGGAAGAAATCGCTAAAATGAGAGGTGTTACAAGGTCGACAGTTCAACAGAATTTGCGTAGGGCGGATAGAAAAATCGCACAACAAGTAAATGGAAGTCTCTTTTGTATGATTTGAAGGGACTTCCTTTTTTAAAACGGTTAAATTTGTCATCATAATGCCACCTATATATGAAAGCCGAAACCAGCTTCTATGGTAAATGATTGAATGAGCTTTGTTTTTCACCTCAGCGGTTCAATTGGCAACCATTAGAAAGAAATCCGTTTGTATAAGATGTTACGAACCTTATGCAAATACAATGTTCTTGATTTCTTAATTCGTAATTAGAATTACTAGATTATTAGTCTAAACGGTCTAGGAGAGCTTTTGCTCTTCTTCCAATTACTTAATTATATTGTAGATAAATAAAATTAAGTAATTGGAAGAAGAATAAAATTTTACCTCTCTAATATACTTTAACAAGGGACAAGCAGTGTAAAGCTTGTATTGGAGTGTTTTTATTGTATGAGAAAAATAACTTATGAGGTGATTTAGCATGAATGAAATTTGTATTAGTGATAAAGTAGAAGTTATTTCTAGATTTAATCCAGACTTATATGAAAAGGTTGGAACAGTATTACAAACAAAACTGGGTCCACATGGCAAAGAGGTCAGAGTTGAATTTAGTGATGGATATGCAACCTGGATTGATATTGAAGATTTATCTATTATTTCAGAAAAATAGTACTTTCTAATATGTAAATTTGTTATAATATATTTGTGACAAATTTATACATTGGAGGTATGTCTATTGGATTTTAGAGTATATCAAGTAATTTACCCAGACGATTTAGTACAACATGGTCAAGCTTTATTTGAATTTCTTAGAGGAATGGCAAAACAACCAGGAGAGTATAGGTTTGACTATTGTATTACCAACGATATTGATTATTCTAATGATATAATTACATTTTGCTTAAGTGAAGGACATCAATCGAATATCAGTTCTGTAGATGATGATAAAAATGCATATGTGCCAGAGGTATCACCATATTTGAGTACATGTGTAGCGTTAGATTTGCAAGAAAAACGCCTTTTAGTTCAACATAGGGATTATCCACCTGACAATTTGTCAAAGGATACTAATATGACAAGATTATCTTTAATGTTAAATCAAGCTTTTGAAGCTGTTTGTAATGCTATTTTTAACTACTTGGATACGACAAGAGAAGCAGATGATGAAGATTTTGCACATATTTTTAGGCATTATCGAATTACGATGCTAAGAGTTAGATTACATGAAACAGGAAGATATATCTCGGAAGAAGCACAAATATTTGAAGACGAAATTACAAATGAACGTTGGAAGCGTGGATGGGCAGAAGATGGTAGTAGTATGCATGAAGTCATTCTTAAGGCGCCTGGACGAGGGGGAGAAGGAGATTTAAGAGAATCTCCTCTAGCTAAAAGTTTGATTAATTTAGTAAGAAAAGATGTAATGGAAATCAATTACTGGGATGACGATGGTGTTTCAGAATCATTATCTCGTAATGATTTCAGAAGGTTTAGTATAGCAGGAATTAATATTCATACATTAATTATTACTGCAATTCAAACTATTTCAAACGAAGTATACAATAGACGCGAAGAAATTCGTCGCTTTATTGCAACAAGAGACTTTGAATAAAACAAAAGCATTCCTTATGGAGTGCTTTTTATTATATAAAAAAGAGGACGCTCATATGGCGTCCTTTATGGTGTATTAGTTTTATCATTATATCCAAGATGTTCTTTTAAGGCTTCAGTTAATAGTTTAGATTGATTTATATTCTTTTTTATAGCTTCTTCATCAAGCCATTGTGGAATAGTTAATGTTTTCTTTTTTAGTTTTACATTATCTTTGTTTCTATATGGTGGCATTCTAACATCTATTAACAAAATATGCTCATTACTATTTTCATTTATGATATCTGTTATCTGAGAAGGTGAAGGGATTGGATCGTTATCTTCCTCCATTATTGCTAAGAAACCACCTAATACATCTCTAGCCATTATTAAAGCTTCTTCTTGATTCCTACCGCTTGTCATGCAACCAGGTAAATCAGGAAAAGTTACAAGTACACTATCATCAATATTAAAGTGAAATCTAGCGGGGAAAGCATAATAGTCTTTAGTCATAGTCATTCTCCTTTATAAGTTTTCTTTTAATTGGTTTGGTGTATAATATGTTTAAGTTCAAATTTGAAACGAGAGGGCTATTTCAGCCCTGCTTGTTTCAAGATAGCTTGCGTTAATCCAACGCCTAAGTCTTTACGGGGATGTGGGACGGGAATCTTAATCCCTGTAACTGGATGTTTGTAGTAGTGGTGGCTACCACGAACGCTATGTAATTCATATCCAGATTTCATTAGGCGTTTGATTATCGCTTTTGAACTTTCGCTTTTCAAATTATCACCTCCTTATCTATAATTAATTATAACACGTATTGCGACACGTGTAAATAAAAGTTAGCAATTATTGTGTTTTTTTGTTCATTTTTATAAATAAATATAAATATATTAAGCATCCATAATTGGGTGCTTTTTATTATATAAAAATTACATAGGTGGTGAAGAGATGAATCTAACGTTGCATAATGGAGATTTAAATAAGTTGGTAAGAGATAATTCACATGACAGTATCATCTTGAGAGTTGGTGAACAAGAAATGGTATCTCTGAAAAGCAATGGAGATATCTATGTTAAAGGTAAGCTTGTTGAAAACGATAAAGAAGTTGTAGATGGCATGAGAAAGTTCTTGATGTTATCTAGGTAAAGAAAAGCGCAAACGTGTTGCATTTAGGGAGAAGGGGTGAGAGGGATGGAAGATGTCAAATATACAGAAGTACCTTTTGAGGTAATGCTTCAATGTGATGGGGAAATTATATGTGAGTGTTGGTTACTAAGTAACAGCATTAATCAATACGGTGTAGACCTTAGACAACCAATGCTTTTTAACGAATTTCTTAGACAGCTTGGAACGTACCTAACTTCGATGAACTGTCAGTCTTTGTTTAAACAAGCAAAGTGGTATGTGATTGATGATGGGATTCAGACAAAACAAACGAACACAACGAACGAAAAAGAAAAGCAAGAATCAAATGATTCCTGCTAGGTGGAGAGCTACGATTAAATTGGCGATAGCAGAGATGCAACCGACAATATCAAATTCCCATTCTGAAGTGATCGTTCCGTTTTCTAATTCTGTCTTTCGAAATTTCATTTACAAAAACTCCCTTCTAAATAGGTAGTATTATTTGTTGTAAGAAAATTCACCTTACATAGCTATATACAAACTCAAAGGGAGTTCTCCACAAACGGATAAAATAACGGTAGTTAACAATGAAGTTTTTATAGTTTATATTTACGTTCAACTGTTTATATATTTTAGATGTATAAATTATAAATAGATATATGTATATGTCATTCTGTAAGAAGACTATATTCTTACCTATTCACCTATAATTATATTTTTATTAATTTATTATGAAATGAATATTGATTTAAAGTATGTTAATGATAGCGAAGAATCCGCTGCTTTTTTATTTTATAAAGCAATTAGCGTGAGGTGAGTGATAAATGAAACTGCTTTTATTTTGGATTAAAGAAATGAAGGATGTTAGAAAGCATACAATTATTGGATTACGTTCTTACTTAAAACACAAGTTAAGGATTACCTATGATGACAGATGCTTTTTGTTTGGAGGTATTGATTCATATAGATATGATTACTACCTTTGGAAACAAGATAAAAACAATGTGAAAATTATAAGAAGGTAGGTGTGGTGATATGAAGTGAAACAAAAACACGAGTTAGCTCAAGAAGATTACATGCAAGGTATGAAGTATAAAGATATAGCCGAGAAACATGATGTTAGTGTAAATACTGTTAAGTCATGGAAAACCAGGTATAAATGGGACAGAAAAGGTGTGCATACAAAAGATGAAAAAGTACGCACACAAAAGAAGACAGGTGCACCCATTAATAATAAGAATGCTGTAGGTAATTCAGGTAATAAGAATCCTAAATGGGGTAATAAAAACGCTGTTGGTCATGGCGCTCCTTTACAAAATGACAATGCAGTAACGCACGGATTCTTCCGTAAACACTTCCCTGAAGATGTAGCTGATTTAGCTGCTGAGATCATGGAGAAGAATCCGATTGATATGTTATGGGAAAACATAACGATTCAATATACGGCTATTATTAGGGCTCAACGATTAATGTTTGTTAAAGATCAGGAAGATATGACTAAAGAATTGAAGAAGACCAAAGAAAGTTATTCTGATTCAGGAAGTTCATCTGAAAAAGAATGGGAAATCCAATTCGCTTGGGACAAACACGCTACATTCTTAAACGCTCAATCAAGAGCTATGAGCACGTTATCTTCTCTTATTAGAGACTTTGATAAGTTAGCTAATATAGATGATGAAAGACGTGCTAAATTGAGTCTGATGAATGCTCAGATAGATAAGATTAGAAATGAACTAAAAGATGAGAATCCAGCTGAAGATAAGATTGGTCAGTACTTGGATAAGTTAGAAGGTGCGTTTAAGAAATGAGCATGAGCGAACTGTATAACGATAAGCAACAACAAGTATTAGATTACGTTTATAACAATGATTACTTCATGTTGATTCAACATGGAGCGAAACGTACTGGTAAAACCATCTTAAATAATGATTTGTTTCTATCTGAACTAAGACGAGTAAGAAGAATTGCTGATAATGAAGGTGTAGATTTACCACAGTATATATTAGCTGGCGCGTCATTAGGTACATTAGCGAAGAACGTACTCATTGAACTTACAAATAAGTATGGCCTTGATTTTCAAATGGATAAATACAATCGTTTTAAACTATTTGGAGTTCTTGTATGTTGCACAGGGCATTCAAAGATAAGCCATTTAGATACTATTCGTGGTATGACTGCTTATGGCGCTTATGTGAATGAAGGTTCTCTTGCTAATAAAGATGTATTCGATGAAATTAAATCACGCTGCAGTGGTGAAGGTGCTCGTATATTAGTCGATACAAACCCTGATCATCCGGAACACTGGCTTAAAGTTGATTACATCGATAAGGACGATAACGTAACGATAAAAGCATTTCAATATGAATTAGATGATAATACATTCTTAAACGATAGATACAGAGAACGTATTAAGGCTTCTACTCCTACTGGAATGTTCTATGACCGTAACATAAAAGGATTATGGTGTAGTGCTGATGGGGTTGTATATAAAGACTTCAACAAGGATGTACATTATATAGAAGAAACTGATCTAAAAGATATTAAGTTCACGAAATACTTTGCTGGTGTCGATTGGGGTTATGAGCATTTTGGTTCTATTGTTGTTATTGGTGAAGATGATGAAGGAAATCTGTATCTTTTAGAAGAACATGCGAAACAACATGAAGAGATAGATTACTGGGTAGGTGTGGCTAAAGGCGTGAAAGAACGTTACGGCAACATCTTTTTTTATTGCGATACAGCAAGACCTGAATACATTGAACGATTCAAAAAGGAAAGACTGCGAGCAAGAAACGCTGATAAGTCTGTTCTATCCGGTATTGAAGAAGTAGCTAAATACATTAAATCTGAGAAGTTCAAAGTTGTCTTGCAGCGTGTAGAACGTTTTAAGAAAGAAGTGTTTATGTATGTTTGGAATAAACGGACAGGTGAACCTGTGAAAGAATGGGATGATGTATTAGATTCTGTACGATATGCCATTTATACAGAGAAGACTAAAAGTACTGCGAAAGTACTTAACATTTAAGGAGGTGAGGAATTGCGGAGTGAATTATATCAACACAATAACGGTATTAAGCTAACTACAATGCAAGAAAAGAAGCATTTGTTTAAGATAAGAAACAATAACTTTGATCCAAACGACTTCATTAAAGACTTCATTGATATTAGAAACGAACGATTACGAAAGTACAAACAATACACAACTGAAAAGAATGCTATTGATGATAGAAAGAAACCTAAAAGTGATTTGATTAAGGTTTGGAACAAAATACACAATAGTTTCTTCAATCTAATCGTAGATCAGAAGGTTGGATATGTATTTGGTAACCCTATCTCATATCAAATTGAAGAAGAAGTTGCTGACAATGAAAGAGAATGGGTTAAAGAATACTTATATAACCAAGATGTATTCTTAAAGGATATTGAAACAGGTACTCAACAGGCTGCATGTGGCGTTTCATATCGCTTATTAGATATAGAGACTAATATTATCGAAACTAACGCAAACCTTACGAACATTAACTCGTGGAATGCATATATGTTAGGCCATAAAGAATCTGCTGTTGTTTTGTCTGAAGATTACACAGAAAAGGGACATACACAGATACTTACACTCTATACAAAAGATGTAATCGTGGAATATCATTCTGTTACTTCAGATGTTAATGAAATGATGCAATTTACAGTTGCTGGTGGTAGAGATAACTTGTTAGGTATTGTTCCCGTATTTGAGTTTAGAAACAACCAAGAGATGCACAGCGATTTTGAAACTGTTGAAGATCTTAACGATGCATACGATAGAATGATTTCTTCTGGTGCTGATGAAGTTGAACAATTCCGTTTAGCTTATATGTTGATTACTGGTACTGATATAGACGGAGAAGAAGCTAAAAAGATATTCGAAGGTGAAACTGGTATTTTAAATATTCCTGATGCAAATGGTAATGCTACATTTTTAACTAAGATGATGCCAAAAGACTTCTTTGAATACTTTGTTGGAATGCTAGAAAAGAACATATTCCGCTTCTCGAAATCAGTTGATGTAAATGATGAGGCTTTTGCCGGTGGTAATGAATCTGGTGAAGCTCGTAAATGGAAACTGATTGCTCTTGAGTTTAAAGCGAATCTAACTGAATCGTGGTTTGAAAAAGGATTACGTGACATGTTTGAAGGTATTGTTGCTTATATGCGTATTAAACAAGGTATGAATAGCATTGTAAGTTCAAATATATACGCTGACTTTACTCGCACATTACCGGTTGATCTAGGTTACTTAGCTGATACATTAACGAAATTAACAACTATCTTATCTGAACGCACTGTTCTTGGAATGATCCCTGCTATTGATGATGTAGATGCAGAAATGGAACAAAAGCAAAGAGAACGAGAAGAAAAGATGAATGAAATGAACAGTTTTGGTGATTTCGGGCAGGTGAACCCAAATGACGCAGAGCAAACAGGAGAAGTACTGGACCAAGAGAAAGCAACAGATAATAAAGGTAGCGGACAAACACGCTGATGACGGTTTATTACTGTATCAGGCATTCTTTCAAGAGAAGTTAGCTGAAATAGAATTACTTATCCAGGACTATTACGATAAATACGGCAAGAATAACGTGATTGAGTATTATAAGCTGATGCAGGAAATGAGTGTAAGTGAAAGAAAAGACTTATATTCCAACTACCAGGAGCTTATTGCAAGGTATCCGCAGCTTAATAACTTTACAGAGATACGTTACAGCTTTTATAAGTTACAAAGATTAGATGGATTACTCGTCAATATCATGTACAAGCTCTATGAAATGGGAGCTATGGAAGAAGAAATACTAAAAGACAAACTTTCTCTTACTTACCAGGAAACATATTATCGCAACCTATATGACAATGCGATGTATTACGGAATGACTGGCACTTATCACGCTGTTAGTGAGGAAGTATTGCGAGCTACGTTATATAAGAAGTGGGTAAAGAATCAAAACTTCTCTGATCGTGTTTGGGGTAATACAAAACAGTTAACTTTATATCTGCAAGATGAACTACCTAAAATGCTTTCTACTGGCACAAGTTATAAAGAAGTAACAAAACAACTGCGTAATAACTTTGATGTTAAATGGCATGAAGCAGAACGTTTAGCAAGAACGGAAAGTGCTTTTATCACTGAACACGCTACACAAGACGCTTATAAACGAGATAATATCAAGCAATACCGTATCCTAGCAACATTAGATACTGTAACGTCAAAGATATGCAAGGCTCAAGATGGTAAAGTATATGATCTCGATAAAGCGGTTGTCGGTAAGAACTATCCGCCATTTCACCCACATTGCAGAACAACTACAATCAGCGCTACTTCTAAGATTGAATACCGTGCTATGAATCTAAATAGAGGTTATGAGCGTGTTCCTGATATGACTTATAAGAAGTGGGAAGATACTTATGTCAAAGCTGCATAGTGAAACACTTAATAATGTAATTGGTGTTGATGAAGCTCATTCTATTAGCGGTTTATCTGCTGGATATATTAAAAACTTATGTGCTGCAGGTAAAATCTCAGCTAAAAAGATAGGCAAGACATGGATTATAGATAAGGAACAATTTAATAGACACTACTCGTCCTGAGCATGACATTAAAAGGCTTATTTTTAATACCAAAATACCGAACTATTGGGGCTTGTACTCAATGGGGCGATAGGAGGAAATACACATGTTTAAGAAAGAACAGGAAACACAATATAGATTACGAGTAAAAGGTTTACAGCATTTTAGTGATCCAGAACCAAACGGCGGGGGAGATCCTGAACCTACTCCAGCGGGTGGCGAACCAGAATTCACGTTAGATCATTTTCAAAGTTTCTTAGATACAAATGTTGATGCACAAAAGGTTATTCAATCTCGTATCGATAGCGCTGTATCTAAAGGTGTTGAGTCATTTAAGACTAATAAACTACCTAGTATTCTTCAAGAAGAAATTGCGAAGCGTACAGAAAAGACGCCTGAACAAATTGAATTAGAAGGTATGAAAGCTGAAATTGAAAAGATGAAGGCTGAAAATACTCGCAAAACAATCGAAACAGAAGTTGCAAAACAAGCAGATAAATTAGGGATCGATGCTGATTTTGCTCTTACCTTCTGCGTGGATCCAACTTCATTAGATAACACACTTAAAAATGTAACTAAGTTCAACGAATACACTGAATCATTAGTTGCTGAACGTGTGCAAAAGAGCGTTGATGAGCGCTTCGCTAACAACTATGCAAAAGGCGCTGATTTAAAGTTACCTAATTCAAATGAAACAGGTAATACAAACAGCTTAGCCATCATTCAAAAACAAATGACCAAACAATAAGGAGTCGATAATAAATGAAAAAAACTGCTGATTTACTTTCCGTAGAGAAGATTGATCTATCTGAAGCTATTGCATATGCATCACCAATGGATACACCGTTTACAACATTACTATTACAAAACGGTTTAACTGCTGATGCAACGAGCACTGAAATCTCTTGGAGAGAAGCTGCTCTTGATTCAAACCGTAAAGGACCTCAATTAGAGGGGGCCGATGCAACAGATCCAAACAAAACAACTCGTGAATTAATCAAAAACAACGAGCAAATTTTCCAACGTACTGCAGAAGTATCTGGTTCATTAGAAGCTGTAAAAGTACCTGGTGTTCCTGGTGGAGAAATGGCTTCAGAAATTAATGACCGTATGATCGAAAGTAAAGTTGACTTAGAATGGTACGCATTACAAGGGACGAAAGCAGACGAATCAGGAACTACACCTCGCCAAATGAACGGTCTTATCAACTTAATTAATTCGAAAAATAAATTCGCACCTAAAGATGGTAAACTTTCTGCTGAAGATTTAATTAAAGCTTTCCGTCTTTGTTGGGAAAAAGGTGCTGGTGGCGACAAGTTAGTTCAATGTGGATCTACTGTTGCGGAATTCATTGATAAATTATTCAAAGTGGACAAAGGTGTAATGATTCCTGCTATCCAAGGTGGCGGGAATATCATTGGTTTAACTGCTGATGTAATTCACACTCGTTATGGTCGCGGTAACATCGTATTGAACCGTCACATGCCTGATGGCGCTTTAACAATTGTCGATTTAAATCAAGTTAAACTTCGCCCATTACGTAAAATGGTAGCTAAGCCACTTGCTCAAAATGGCGATTCTGAAAAACGAATGATTGTCGGCGAATACTCATTAGAACTTAAAAATAGTTATGCTGGTGCTGTTATTAACGGGATTACAGGTTATGTAGATCCATCAGCTCCAACAGTTCCACAAGGTTAATAGAAGGAGGAATATAAATGGCAACTAAAAAAGCTACGGAAACTACAACTTATAAGGTAATTGCGCCTAAACCATTTACTTATGTTGCTACAAACTATTTCGGCGGTCTTTGGGCTGATGAAAAGGGTGTATTTGTAACAGAAGACAAAACAACATATGAGTATCTGCTTACATTCGCAGAGTTTAAAGACATCACGGGTATTTAATCATGTTAACGCGAATTAAGATTCGTTTAGGGATTACAGATAATGCCCAGGATGATTTATTAAATGAATTGATTACTTCTACACGTGACGTTATTTCGTTGCGTGTAGGGGTGATTATATTCCCTAAAGTTCTAGAATCAATTGCAGTAGAAGTTGTAATCGCAGCTTACAATCGTAGAGGTTCGGAAGGGGCTTCTAGTGAAGCGGTAGATGTAATATCAACTTCTTATATTACTAACTTATTAGAACCGTATACAGAGCAATTAGAGAACTTCAAAAAGGGATTAACACAAGGAACTGAAGATGCCACTGGTACTGGTCGAAGTGGAGTGAGGTTCTTTTGAGATATGATGAAAAAGTTGAATACCTCGCTATTGAGTATGTAACAAATGAAATGAACGATAAGATACCTATCGAAAAGCCAATTGGTGTATTTGATAGCTTACTAACACCATTTTCATTGCAAGAAACTCAAGTATATGGAGCTTCTTATACAAAGACTAATGTAAAAGTGTTGTGTAGAGATCCGCAGTCTTTTAATGCCCGTATTCTCAAAGTAGAGAATCAGAAGTATGAGATTCTTGAAAAACGAGATTACAAGAAAGTTTTCTTATTCATTTGCAAAAAGGTTGTTGGTAAAAATGTCAATTCGAATTGATGTTAGTGGATTCGGACAACTTGCAGCAAGTATTGGTAGATACAATAACCAAATGAAACAACGGGTGAAAGATACCGTTGATAATACAACTACAGACATTCAATCACAAGCGAAAGCAGAAGCGAATGTTGATACTGGTGATATGAGACGTAAAATCGAAAAGAAGCCCACCGTTTCATCAGGTGGCACAATTAGAGGTAGCGTCCAATCATTGGCTGAATATACAGTCCATGTTAACTATGGTCATATGGTTAGAGCCGGACAAATATTTTATGACAAACGTTCTAAGTCATTCAAAAGAGTGAAAAGAACAAGGTTTATCCCTGGTAGTTATTTTTTCACAAGAGCAGTAACAAAGGGTAAGAATGAATTTGCAAGAGAAATAGGAAAGGCGTTGAGATACGATGGCTAACACTAGAGATACGCTTACACCTTTCCATATTGCTTTAGTTCAACGATTAAAACAACATGGAGTGGAAGCTTCATTTGATTATAACGAGGATGAAGAAGCTGACGAGAATGAAGAAGGAGGTATTTCCTTTCCTTTCGTCACCTTTGAAATCCCTACAATTGGTGATAACGCAACGAAAACGACATTTGGTGATAAACCTCTTGTCGTTTTTTATATCGTTGATGCACAACCAACAAACGGACGTTTATACGATATCAGAGCAAAAATTATACAAGCTCTAGAAGAGGATTTAATCCTTTCTAACAACTTAACATGCTCGAATCAGAAAACGGATGATTCAGGCGTTATACGAGATCCAGAGAGTGGATTTAGAACAGTTCGTTTAACATATCAATTTTATATTGAAGGAGTGAAGTAAATTGGCAGGAGAAGATTTAAAAATTAAAATTTCATCTTACTTAGGTGTAAAGAAAATTGTACGAATTATAGATTTAAAAACAAATAAAGTATTAGCTATCGGCGGCCAAAAAGAACACACAGGTAATCGTACTGCTGACACTATTGACGTTTCAACCAAAACTGGTGGAATCGAAAATATGAAAGAAGTTATGACTGCCTTAGGAGTTACTGATTGGCAGCCTAAAGAATACAACGACTATAAAGAATACATTCAAGGTCAGAAAGAATGGAGCTTTGATGTTTCTGGTGCGTTGCCTGCTAGTGATGCTGCGTATGACATTTTAGAAGCAGCTTATGAAAACGGGACTCCTGTTGCTGTTTCTGAATTAGATCTTGGCCGCATGAAAGAAAAAATCGGTATTGCAATCGTAACTGATCTAAGTGAAGAAGCTCCTATCGATGATTTAGCTGGATATTCTTTAACTCTACAAGGTACAGGCCCACAAGTTAGCAGAACTTATGTACCAACTCCACCAACTGGAGCTTAATTATGGGTAATCAAAAATTCATCCCCTCTACTCAATTAATAGTAGATGGGGATATTTATAATTTGCGACTATCTCGATACATGCGATTGCAGTTAGAAAAAGAATACAGCATGAATGTACAGCGTTACTACTCCATGATGTGTGTAAATGGAAATGTAGTAGATGAATATCAATTCGCAGCAGTAGTTTGGGCTTTATTGCGCGGTGGTGGGCAAAAGGTATCAAAAGAAAGAGCTTGTGACATTATTGAAGAAGCGGTAAATGATGAAGAATGTGGAATCATCAAGCTTTTTGAATCAGTGTTAGAAGCTCTTTCTGCTGCTTTTATGAATGAAGAACAGTTTAAAGAATACAAAAGACTTATTGAGGTTTATAAGTCCTCAGAAAGCAAAGAAGACACCGAAAAAAAGTAGATAATGACGAGCGTGATTTTTCTATGGCTATCCTTGAATTCGGCATAGAACCAGAAGTATTTTGGAATATGACCGAAAGAGAGTTCTTCACTCTTGTCATTTATGATCTACAGAAAAAAGAGAATGACATGTTACGAATGAGAGCGGTTGTAACGAATGCGATGTACAACATGAATCGTGGTAAGAAACCATTCAAAGAGTTCCCATTCGAAAATAGACAGTCACAAGTTAAAGTAATCAAACAAGCAGCAGATAAGGATAAGTTATTTGCTCAGTTCGGCGGGCAGGTGAGTTTATAATGGCTGGTCATGAACAAATTGGCGTTGATATAACCGTAAATAACGGACAGGCCGAAGCTGAACTACGAAGTTTCCAACAAACAGCAGAACAAACGGGAAGCAAAGTAGAACAAGCCTTTAGCAAGATTGGTGCCATCGGTGATAAATTAACAGTCGGAGTTACAACTCCTTTAGCTGCGGTTGCTGCTCTTGGTTTTAAAACTGCTGTTGATTTTGATAAATCACAAGGACAAATACAAGCGGCCTTAGGTGTGACTGAAAAAGGAGCTGAGAACCTTAACAACATTGTTAAAAAGGTTTGGAAAGATGGCTTCGGTGAGAGTACCGAAGAAGCGACAAGAGGGTTAGAAAAGGTTTATCAGAATATGCGTGATGTTCCTCATGAGGAATTAGAGTTAGCGACAAAGAACACTTTAGCTTTAGCTAAAACATTTGATGTGGATTTAAACGAAGCTACTCGTGGTGCTGGACAGTTAATGGGTGAATTCGGTTTAACTACTGAAGAAACATTTGATTTGTTAGCTGCAGGAGCACAGGCTGGTTTGAATTATTCAGACGAGTTATTTGATAACCTTTCCGAATACGCACCGTTATTTAGGCAAGCTGGATTCTCTGCTGATGAAATGTTCACCATACTCGCTAATGGTACCGCTAATGGATCGTACAATCTCGATTACATTAATGATCTTGTTAAAGAGTTCGGTATTCGTGTGCAAGATGGTTCTAAAGGCGTTGAAGAAGCCTTTGGGAAGTTACCTAAAAAAACTCAGGATATTTGGAAATCGTTCAATGAAGGAAAAGCAACTGCTGCCGATGTATTCAAGGCGGTTATTGGCGACTTGAAGGGTATGGAGAATCAAGTAGAGGCTACTCAGTTAGGTGTTTCTATTTTCGGTGTAAAATTCGAGGATATGGGAAACCAAGCTGTATATAGCCTGACTGATGTAAGTGGCGGTTTAGGTGAAACCAAAGGTGCTATGGACAAGCTAAGAAAAGCGCAAGAAGAAACATTTTCTCAAAAATGGCAAAAGACATTACGTGAAGCACAACTGGCATTAGAACCACTTGGGAAAATGTTATTGGATATTGCTATGGAAGTCCTACCTAAAGTTTCCGCTGCTGTCAAAACTGTAACTGAATGGTTTGCTGGCTTATCTCCTGAAGCTCAAAAAACAGTGATTGCCATCGGTGGTATTGCTTTAGCTGCTGGTCCTGCTCTTTCTATATTAGGAAGAATGGGTGGAGTTATTGGTGGATTAGTTGGTAAAATAGGCGGTTTTGTAACTGCCGCTCGCGCTGGTGCTGCTGCAACTGCTGCTGTTGAAGGTGCTTCTGGCGCTGCCGCTTTAGGAATGGGTGGATTAGGAACTGCTCTTGGCGGTGCGGTTATTGCTGCTGCCCCTTGGTTAATTGGTGCCGCTGCTATCGGCGCTGCAGGTTATGGAATCTATAAAGCTATGACTCAGGAAGCTGTTCCGGCTGTCGATTTATTTAAAGATCGTATTAATTTAGCTGCTGATGGTACAGTACAAAGTGTTACGAAAATAAGTGAGAGTACAAAAAAAGCTGTTGGTTCATTCATGGAAATGGCTCAACAAGCAAATAGTGCAACCGTAACAATGTTCGCTCAACAAACACAGATAACGGATGAAAATATCCCTGGTATTATAGAGCGTTATAATGCTATGAGGGATCAAGTAGTTAACGCTTATGAACAAAAGAAACAATCTGCCATCCAAAAAACTCAAGAGGCTTTTCAAGGTGTAAAAGGTGTTACAGCCGAAGAACAACAAAATATTATGGATATGTACAACAAACACTACGAACTGCAAAAAGGAAAAGCTGAAGCAGCTAGGCAACAAATTTTAGATATTTGGAACAAGGCAAAAGATGAAAAACGTAGTATTACGCAACAGGAAAATGAACAAATCCAAAAGTTACAAGAGGTATTTAATGAACAAGCTATTCAGGCAATGTCTGAAAATAAAGCAGAACAAGAGGTTATTTTAAATAATTTAAAACAAAGTAAAGAACGTATGAATGCCGAAATGCTTAGCGATGCGGTAAAAAAAATAAATGAGACACATGATAAGACAGTAAAAAAAGCAGAAGAGGAACGTGACAAAAGAGTAAAACAGGCTGAATTAATGAAACAAGAGCTCGGAAGCGAAGCAGAAGAAACAGCGAATAAGTTAAAAGATGAGGCTAACAAAACATATGAAAAGGTTAAAGACAGTGCAGATAAAACGCGTTCAGAAGGGATAGATAAATTAAAAGGCTCTTATAAAAACTTAGAAGAACAAGTAGATACAAGCACAGGTAACATCTTAACTTACTGGGATAAAATTAAGAATTGGTGGAACAACTGGACACCAGCTAAGAAATTCATGGAAGTCGTTACTAAAGGCGGGGAAATGGATCAATATGCGCCTAAGAACGCAAATGGAACTCCTTTCTTCGGTGGAGGATTATCTTATGTAAACGAACGCGGTGGAGAAATTATGAATCTACCTCGCGGTACACAAATAATCCCTCACGATTTATCTAAACGATATATTGATAGAGCAGCAGATAAGGCATCGTCTAATAATAATTTATCTATGTATAGTCCGCCTTCACAGCCTGCTTATATAAATATTAATCTAGGGAAAAATCAATTTTCTAGGTTTGTAGAAGATATTTTTGCAGAGAACGACAGACAAACAGCCAGAAAGAAAAGTTTTTAATAAGGTGGTGATAATGTGATTATTTTTAATGGTATAGATATCATTAAACACTTCAACGAACTATTTGACGATGGATTTTTAGTTGTTAATGATATAAGAGGAAGAAGTGTTTCTAATAATGAAGTACAAACTTTGTCTGTTCCTCATCGAGACGGAGCGTATTTTTTAAACGCTCGCAAACCAACAAAATCTTTAGAAGTTGACATCTCAATTAAAGGTAGTAAATTACGAAAAAGAATCGATGAATTAAATAATGTACTATCTGTTAATAAACCTGTACCAATTATATTCACAGATGAACCTGAATTTACCTATTACGGGATACCGGAAAGTATAAGTGAAAATGGAGAGATTGGAACTTTTCATAAAGTTACAATCTCTTTTTTACGTACTGATCCTATAAAATATGGACCTTTAAAATCGGTTGATTTTGAAAATGACGGTCAAGGGTTAATTGCTAATGTCAAAAACAAAGGATCTGTTCATTCAAATCCGATTATTGAAATTGATATTACAAAACCACATACTTTTTTAGACGTATGGTTTGAAGATAAATATTCAAAAGAGCCGGATTATTTCCGTATTGGATTTCCATTGAAAATGGAGCAATTACCCGTAGAAAGAAATCAAAGACTTATATGGGACGAAATGTCTACCACTGTAGGGTGGAGTAAAGTCAGTTCTATGGAAGATGGTAATCCAGTTGGCGAAATGAAAACGGATAGTTACCAATTCTATTGTTCGGACTATGGTTCAGGTAATGGATGGCATGGCGCAGCTGTTAAGAAGAGTATCCCTGGCGGGCCAGTACAAGATTTTATTATGCAAGCCCACGTTACGTGTAAAAGTAAAAAGATCAATGAAATGGGAAGGGTTGAGATAGCCATACTCGATGAAAACAGCAAAGTTCTTTCAAAAATCGCTATGAATGACCTCTATTGGCAAGCAGAACAAAATTTTGGAACAATGGTAATTGGATATGATAATAAGCCTGGAAAAACAGGTTTAATTTATGAGAGTGGTGATTACCCGAATACATGGAATCAGTATTATGGTAGGTTGTGGATTGCTAGAACCGGTAATGATTGGGAGGCTTATATTTCAAAATTTCTTCCTGGAACAGAAAAAGATGATTCAGAGCGCTTTGCAAGATGGACCGATAAAGACAATAAACATATGGAAAAAGCAGCTCAAATACAGATTAGTATCATGCAGTGGCAAGATGTTCCGCCAGTAGAAGCGATGACAGTTTCTGATTTAAAATTTTGGAAAGTGAATTTAAATAATCAAAATACACCGCCTTATATAGTCGATGTTGGTGACAAAGTCGTAATTGATACCGAAACCAGCCATGTCAGTATTGAAGGGAAAAATGCTATTAACATAAAAGACATTTTTAGTAATTTTCCTATTATCAATAAAGGTACTAATAAACTTGAAATTATGCCTTCCGATATAGGAACAGCAAAGGTTAAATATAGGGAGCGATTTAGATGAGAACGCCAAGTGGGATACTTCATATTGTTGATTTCAAAACAGATCAGATTATATCAGTCATTCAACCAAAAGATTACTGGGAAGATAAACGTCATTGGGAAATTAAGAATAACATTGATACGTTAGATTTCAAAACTTTTGACGGCACTCCACATGCAATTACATTACAACAGCAGAACTTGGTTTTAAAGGAAGTACGAGATGGTCGAATTGTTCCGTATGTTATTAACAATGAAGTAGAAAAAGATTCAAATGATAGATCATTAACTGTGCATTCGTCTGGTGCCTGGGTTCAAATAGCCAAAGATGGGTTCATTAAACCACAACGCATTGAGAGCGAAACAGTTAATACGTTTATTGATATTGCTCTTGCGGATTCGAAATGGAAACGTGGAAAAACGGATTATTCTTCATTCCATACGATGACTATTGATGAATTTATCGATCCCCTCACTTTTTTAAAGAAAATTGCGGCTTTGTTTGAGTTAGAAATCCAATATCGTGTCGAAGTAGTAGGTTCTCAAATTACTGGCTGGTATGTCGATATGATAAAGAAACGTGGTCAAGAAACGGGAAAAGAAATAGTGCTAGAAAAAGATTTAGTTGGTGTTAGACGTATTGAGCACTCAAGGGATATTTGTACAGCACTTGTTGGTTTTGTACGAGGTGAAGGTGATAAACCTATTACAATCGAAACCATTAATAACGGACTTCCTTACATTGTTGATAATGATGCGTTCCAACGGTGGAATGCACACGGAAAGCATAAATTTGGATTTTATACGCCAGAAACAGAACAAGATATAACTCCAGAGCGTTTAATGACTCTTATGAAAACAGAGTTAGCAAAACGTGTGAATACCTTTATTTCTTATGAAGTTCAAGCGCAAAGTATCGGTCGTATATTTGGACTAGCTCACGAATTGATAAATGAAGGTGATACAATCCGAATTAAAGATACTGGATTTACACCTAAACTGTATTTAGAAGCTCGTGTTATTGCTGGCGATGAATCATTTACTGATCCTTCACAAGATCAATATGTATTTGGTGACTATCGTGAAATTACTGATGCGAACGAAGAGTTAAGAAAAATGTACAATAAGATTCGTGCTACTCTAGGAAATAAAGCGAATAAAGAATTGTTAGATAGATTAGAAGAACTTGTAAAAGATACTGATAAAAAAGTAACTGAAGCGCAAAAAGATTCGCAAGCAGCGAAAGAGTTAGCAGAGAAAGTTCAAGAAAATTTGAAGAATAATACAGTAGAAATCATCGAGGCTGTAAATCAGCCAACGACGAATCTTAAAATTGGCAAGACGATATGGCGAGACATTAGCAACGGTAAACCTGGTGTTTTAAAAGTGTGGAACGGGAAAGATTGGGAGCTTCTTATTCCTGATGTGGAATCAATTAAAAAAGATACACTGGAGCAGGTTAATAAGGATATAGAACTCACAAAAGAAGAATTAAATAAGAAAGTGGAAGAAGCGCAAGAAGAAACCACTGGACAATTTAATCAAGTAACAGAAAGCCTTCAAAAAGTTACGAGAACTATTTCTGATGTACAAAGAGATCAAGGTGAAATTGATAAAAAAGTAACCAAGTTTGAACAGGATTCTGAGGGATTTAAAACTTCTATTGAAACATTAACGAAAAATAGTACTGATACTACAAGTAAAATCAACACCTTAGTAAATGATGTGGACGGAAATAAGAGAGTTATTTCTGAAGTTAAAGAAAGTGTAGCAAACTTTAATGACGATGTAAGAAACTTGTTAGTCGGTTCTAAATCTTTTGATGGAGCTTTGACTATTGCGCAAGCAGACAATCGTTGGTGGCTTAAGTCGGCAGATAAAGTCAAAATTTCGAAGGATGTTTTTCAAGGAAATACAGTCGTAGAAACTCAATCATCATGGACCGCTTTAGCTTATAACTTCAAAGATTTAGTAGATCGAAAAGTTGTAAAAGTAGGAGATAAAGTAACCTATTCAATTTTTACTCGTGTAAAAGGTTTACCGGATGGCCAAGATTTACAACACACTTTCTACTTTGCACCAGGTGCTACCGGAATCCGTCCCAATAAATCTACTAATCAATGGCAAAGAGTAAGCGTTTCGTTCACAGTGACAGCAAGTATGATGTCTTTACCAGGAACAGATAACGAAAGTCATTTACGTATAGAACCTGACGCAAACCCTCCTACTGGTTGTTGGTATCAGCAGAGTTCACCACAATTGACTATAGGCAGCAAAGAATATTCTTGGCGGCCAGCTCCTGAAGATATTGCAGATGGTAATGTTTTCACCAAGATAACAACCGAGATCAAAGAAGAAGCTGGAAGAATCTCTAAAAAATTAGAGCAAGTTGAAGATCGTACTGTTGGAGTTGAAAACTGGCTTATTAACACTGGGCCAAACGAAAAACCGCAAACAATTGGAATGATTGGAGGCGCACAAGTAAACAAAGCTAACTTCGTTGTGCAGCCTGGTGAATACATTGTATTAGAATGTTTGGATCACACTGACTCTTTCTATCAATTTCATTTAGATAATACGAAAATGGGTGACTTTGAAAAAGATAAAGATATGACTATATCTCTGGACATACAAAATGATGCTCAAGTTGATTTCGTTTTATTCCAATTCATTAATGGTATATGGAATGAGTCTGTACAAAAAGGGGTACCTGCATCTAACGTATGGAAACGCGAGTCCTGGACTTTTAAGATTGACACAAGAGCTACAGGTTGGGGATTAAGGATAAGATTTGCTAGGAACGCAAATTCCGTAGGAAAAAGACTACGGATGAAGAAGCACAAACTTGAAAAAGGGTCGGTCCCTACAGATTTTACAAAATCGACTTATGAGTTGGAACAAAGTTTCAATGGCGTAAAAGAGCGTATTGAAAAAACGGAATCTATCGTTAATGATGCTGGTGATCGTAGCTATGTTCGTAACGGAGATTTCACACACTATTGGGCTGATGACGGCCTGCAATGGGATAAGAACCTAAACGGTAATTTGCGCGCTGGTAATTGGGCAACAGGTTATAACGCTGGAACAACAGATCCTACAAAGGGCTATCATATGCACGTTGATGACAAAAAATTTGGGTATCCTGTAGTTGCTGTAATAAACAAAAACGGTCAATTCGGTCTAGCTAAAAGGTGGCTTGGAATGCCTCAAGAAATGCCAGCTAGTTTTCGAAATGATTTCCAGCCAGGTGATACGTACACGATTGCCTTAGATTTATGGACAGAAACAGCAAACAACAAAATAGCGGTAGGATTACACCACTTTATTGAGGGTAACAATACAATGGGCTTTCATAGTGGAGGTACGCCAGAATTGACCATCGAACCTGTTAAAAAGTGGGTTCGAGTTCATACAACAATGAAATTACATGATAAATCAGATATGAAAAAAGGTTTTAGTTTATATATTTATGGTGATCGTTCTGCTGATGGTAGTGAGTGCTACTTCAAAAATGTCTCCTTATTAAAAGGATCTATGCCAAAAGCATATGCTCCGTCTCCGGAAGATGGGGTAAAAGAAAATGTATTCAGTCAGAAAGTAACGGAGATTACGAAGAACGCCGAAGGGATATCAAGTGATGTAAAAAAAATACAGGAAATACAAACTCAGCAAGGGGAAACACTGACTCAAGCTACTACAACGATCCTGCAACAATCTGAAGAATTGAAGCTAGCAATGAAAAAGAAAGATGTTGAAGCTTATGTAGGTGGTTTAGGTACTGTCAACGAGTTGCGTGATGCTAATTTTACGTTAGGACCGAAATATTGGTTTTGGAATAGCGGTAATGGGGCTACTGGTGCTGTTGATACGAATTTAAAATACAAAGGTATGAATACATTTGCAATTACCGTTACTGGCCAGTCTCAAGATCGTTGGTGGGGACTTACAAGTCAATTTATTGAGTGTCAAGTTAACGAAGACTTTGTTGCATCAGGTTATTTCAATACTGATGGGAAAACACCTATTGATAGTGGCGGTGCATTTATTGAAATTGAATGGTGGACTGCTGACAAAAAAACTCGCATTAAGACAGCTAGAACGAATATCACTGTTGTAAATCATACATGGGTTCGTGCTGTATGCACAGATAAAGCGCCAGCTAATGCATCGTTTGTGAGATGGCGTTATTACGTTACAAGAAATGGCCGTTTATGGTGTGCTGCACCTATGTTACAACGTGGCACTATAGCTACAGAATTTTGGCTACATCCGAAAGATCAAACGGATGCTGACAAAATGCTAGAAGATATAGCCAATAGAATAGCTACTGAAGATTACAATAAAAAAGTTACAGAATTAGAAAGAAGTATTAGTACTAATAAAGAGGGCGTTTCAATCATTTCTGAAAAACAAGAAACGTTTATAAATGAGACTTACGCCGCTTATGTAAAAGAAACGGGTTCTAAACTTAAGGTTCTTGACGAAGGAATCCTTGCAGAAGTTAAAAAAGGGAATATCATCGCAGCTATTAACTTTTCATCGGAAAAATTAGAAATTGATGTTTCAAAGGTAGCTATTAATGCCGATACAATGGTGAAATGGTTAACGGCAAAAGGCATTGATACGAATCTTATTAGAATTGACGGTGACAAGATAACCATTGATAAAGATGGTGTAACGGTTAAAATGCTAGACTTCCTATTCCAAGACGAATGGGGAACGAAAACAACTGCGGTATCAAGACGAAACCTAATAGCAGATCCAGACTTTTCTAGTGTTACAAAGAAAAACATTGGACATAACGATTATTATGGATTTGAAGGTGGATACGGTCTTACTTGGAAGTCCTGGGGAAATGTCGTGATTGAAAAGAATACACATATATTCGATTACGAGCAAATGGTAAATGCTGCAAGGGTAGATATGTATAACTATCCAGAAGCAATCGTGAATAATGGGATACATCCTGGAAATGAATACACAGTATCTGCTCATTTTAGAACAGCAATGATAAATGGGGTACGTAAAACAGGGAAACCGCGTTTACACGTATGCTGCGTTAAATTCCGAGACAATGTAAGTTACGATATATGGAATGAACAAAAAATGGACTTTCCTGAACCGTCTACATTTTATGGAGAAATCAGAAGATACTCTTTCACTTTCAAAGTGCCGACAAACTATATTCCACAACAGCATGCATTGATTATTAAAGTTTGTTCTGGAAATGCTGACATGAGACAAGGGACAGCGATTTGTGTAAGTGGTGTAACGCTATACAGTGGCAAATACGCATCTATGTATAATTGGGATCGTGCTGCAGCAGAAAGAGCAGATGGCATTCAGCCGTTTAACGCACTTGCTGTAGGCGGTGTGAATAACAATATATCTCCAGCACCAGACGGACAAACGTTTGATATAAGTACTGAAAAAGAAGTGAAAATCTTTAGGAATATACGAGCAATGCAGGGAGTTAACTTAGGTGGCGGTGGATTCCAACAATGGGGGCATATTCGTTTTACAGACGGTAATGCTGGAGCTGGTTTTTATACAAGTACTCCAAGTGGTTGGAAATTTAACGCACTTGGATAGAAAGGAGAAATAAGAATGAATGAGAATCAAATGATGCCACTTCAAGCAGGTGAAGGCTTTCCTTTTGTGGGGAGGCTGGTGGATGCAGAGCGCACAGAGACAGGGATTTTTGTTCAAATACCTGCTGATATGTTAAATAATGCAGGTCTTCTAAATGGTGTTAGCAGGGTTGAAGTATGGAGAGAGATGGATGGGACAGTAAAGTTTCGAATTGCTACGCTGTGTGAAATATGTAAACGCGGAGCGCGTTTGTACCCACTAGATATGGGATTTGCGAAAAAGAACATTTGTTTAGAGTGTTATACATCACTTACAGGGAATTATCCATCTCAAGAACCGCCAACATCAACTAATGAAAATAACATAAAAACAGAGCAGGAGCAGCAATAGCTGGTCTTTTTTTATTGCTAAAAAAGGAGATGAAAAGATGGATCGTATTGATGTATTGTTAAAAGCTTTTATTGCCACTTTCGGTGGCTTCTGTGGTTACTTTTTAGGAGGATGGGATACAACATTGAAAGTTCTAGTAATCATGGCAGCAATCGACTATATAACGGGAGTAATTGCAGCAGGATTTAATGGGGAATTGAAAAGTAAAATTGGTTTCAAAGGCATCGCCAAAAAGGTGGTGCTTTTTCTTTTAGTTGCAGCCGCTACTCAAGCTGATACAATTGTGGGCTCAAATAGTGCTCTTCGTGAAGCAACAATCTTTTTCTTTATCGGAAATGAGTTGCTTTCACTTTTAGAAAATGCAGGGCGTATGGGAATACCTTTGCCTTCAGCTTTAACAAATGCAGTCGAAATTTTAGGTGGTAAACAAAAACAAGAAGAGAAAAAGGGAGATGTTCAATAATGGAAATTAGAAAAAATTTAGTTGACCCAAGTAAATATGGTACAAAATGCCCTTATACGATGAATCCGGAATTCATTACAGTCCACAATACTTACAACGATGCTACAGCAGAAAACGAAGTAGCTTATATGATTCGTAATGATAATCAGGTTTCATTTCATATTGCAGTAGATGATAAAGAAGCAGTACAAGGAATCCCTTTAGAGCGTAACGCCTGGCATACTGGCGACGGTAACGGGAATGGTAACCGTAAATCTATCGGAGTTGAAATTTGCTACTCTTTAAGCGGTGGAGATAGATATTATAAAGCGGAAGACAATGCTGCTATCGTTGTAGCTCAACTAATGAAACAGTACAATATTCCAATTAATAAAGTCCGTACACATCAATCATGGAGTGGGAAATACTGTCCTCATCGTATGTTGGCAGAAGGACGTTGGGATAGCTTTATCGAGAGAGTCCAAAATGCATATAACGGTGGAGGTAGTCCAGTAATCCCAACTCCTATTTCACCTTCAAACGATGGTGCAAAAGTTGCTTATATTAATGGCGATAACGTGAATTTACGAAAAGGACCTGGAACTGGATATGCAGTTATTCGTAAGTTAGGTAAAGGAGAATGCTACCAAGTATGGGGTGAGTCAAATGGGTGGCTAAATTTAGGTGGCGATCAGTGGGTATATAATGATCCATCATACATTTTTTATACAGGAGGAGGAAATGCAACAGCACCTTCGAAACCTTCAAATGATGGCATTGGTGTAGTGACTATTACAGCAGATGTATTGCGTGTTCGTAAAGGTCCAGGAACTAATTATGGCATTGTAAAAAATGTATACCAAGGAGAACAGTATCAGTCGTGGGGATATAGAGATGGTTGGTATAATGTCGGTGGAGACCAGTGGGTTTCAGGTGAATATGTGAAGTTTGAAAAATAAAACATATTACTATACAAAAGAATAGTTTTTTTATTAAACAATAAAAGGCGGTTGTTCTATGGGCAGGCACGTATATCTTGACTGTTATATTTGCAGATGTTACCATAAATGTACACCGTTTCTTATTTTTATATTTATGGTAAGTATCCGTAAAATTAACCTAAAAAATCCCCTTTTGCACTCATATGCAAAAGGGGATTTTTATTTTTAGAAAAAGTACAATCTATATTATATAGTTTCTTTTTGAGATTTGAATGCTAATCCTCCAGATACAAATTGTAATATAGCTGGTATGAAGAATATTAAAGCTGATAGAAATAATGTTATTAAGCCAATTGCTATCGAAATAATACCGTAAACTTTATTGTTTAGTTTATTTACTAAACAACTAAGTGTCAAAGCAGTAAGTTGTAAGACTAAAACAATAATAGATGTAACAAAAAGACCGTTATCTTCATTGACAGGTTGGCCTCCAGCCCAAAGCATTACAATAAAAGAACATATTACTCCAAATATCCCTCCAATTAATCCTGTTACAAATTCAGTAGTACGTTTCATAAAAAACCTCCTTGAAATTATATTTAAATCATATCAATTGCATGTAATAGCTGTAAATGTTCGTTTGTAATTTATTGACGAAAAAGAACATTCGTTCTATAATTTATGCAAACGCATGTTCTTTTGGAGGTCATCTTATGAATCATTTACTTAAATGCTCGTTCAATCAAAAACTACCAATTGAATTAATTTATTTAAACGGTTCAGGAGATTTCTCTCAAAGAACTGTGATTGTTAGAAAGATATATGAAGATCGTATATTGGTGTATTGCATGAAAAAACAACAAGTTAGAACGTTGAAATTAGCTAATATACTATCTGTTGATAAAGTAAGAACAAAATATCAATACGCTTAA